CTAGCATCATTGGAAACTTGCAAATTGATAACAATACTAATCAACTGAGTTTTGGTCCAGGAGAATCTTACTCGTTTTTATACATGAAAAACGATGGATCTGAAACTAGGTTGGCCAACGACAACGGAAACGTTCAGATTAGTACAATCAAACAAGGTCCAGGTGGAGGAACATATTACTGGACATTCAACGACACTGGTAATTTGACTGTACCGGGCAACATCATCAGTGGAACTAGTTATATTAACTTTGTTGCCAACAGTTCTGGTGATGGTTATGGATTCAGCACTATAGAATTACGGCCTGATACCAATGCTTATGAAGACAGCTATTTAATTATCGATCCCACATATCCAAGTCACATTCATATTCGTGCTGGCGGGGCACAAGACAATAGCCTCACAGAATTATATCTTGGTGGAGAGAATAGTCACTTCAAAGTCAATAATGGGCTTAATCCTGATGTAAGCATTGCCTCTAATAATTATGTTTGGTTATTTGATACTACCGGTAACATAACAATACCAACTGAGATCATTTTTGGATCAAGTCCAGCAGCATCTAGTACTGGTATCATATTCGGAGATGGATCGTTCCAGAATAAAGCCTTTACTGGACCCGGTGATAAACTTTCCAACCAAGGATACGATGTCACTCTTGACAGTTTCGGCACACTAACCGTTCCTGGGAATATTCTTTTCCCTGGTGGTAGCACCTACAGTAATAATACTTTCGTTTCACCAACAAGCAATGGTGCATTAAACAAATACGAATGGAAATTCAGCGATCAGGCAATAGGTAACGACACTATTACCTTACAATGGAATCTATTAGATACAACACTTAGCCAGTGGTATCTTTCAACAAACAGTCAAACAAAATATTTGGTGTTTGACGGAGAAAGTCAGTCACTGGGATTTGTTGGTGATAGTGGAGGATCCGGCACTGTAACATTCGGAGCCACAACAAACAATGGTACTGGTGGTATCAATGACATCGAATTAACCTCAGCAACCGGTAATGCTTTTGTTAGGACCGGCAGTAACAGTTGGAAGTTTAATCAAAGCGGCAATCTGATATTCCCGGATGCTACTGTACAGACCACAGCATGGACTGGCACAGTAAATTTTGGTAATGCAATTGCCATTGGTTACAACACAGGTACAGTATCACAAGGCAGCAAAGCCGTAGCCGTTGGATCTACCGCAGGTAACGTTAGTCAAGGTACGGGTGCTGTTGCTGTTGGCGATCGTTCAGGTGCGACCAGTCAAGGCAATCTTACTGTTGCCGTTGGTAGTCAAGCCGGGGAAATAAGCCAAGGTCTGCAAGCCACTGCGGTAGGAAGCGGAGCCGGAAATTATAATCAAGGTGCTGGTACTGTTGCTATAGGAACCAACGCAGGAGCATTTAATCAAGGACTCCGAGCAACAGCCATTGGTTCGTTAGCAGGAGCATCCGATCAAGGAGAATATGCAGTAGCCATAGGAAACTTTGCAGGCGGAAACAACCAAGGAAATAATAGTATAATCATAAATGCAACTGGCATTGCACTTGAACAAACCACTGCTAACACATTCACAGTCAAACCCATACGTAATGCATCTGGCAGCTCGGCGCTGTACTATGATGCCACTACAGGTGAGATAACCTACGATACAGCAGGTGCAGGTAGTTATGGCAATACCGAAGTAGCAGCATATCTACCAACATATACAGGCAATGCCGGTGCGGCAAGAGTACAGGTTACTAATGCTGTAGACTTTATGTACGGTGGATATCCGTATATGGGTTGGCAATTGTCCGGCAGCGACACATTGAAGTTGAGAACCAATATTGCATCTGGTGATTACACCGACGATGCAATAATTGTTGATAGACAGAGCCTAGCAGTCAATGTAGTAGCCACACTCACAGCCGGTAACATTGTTACTACCAATGGCTTGTTCTGGGCAAATGGTGTGGCCTATAGCTCAGGTGGCGGCAGCGGTACTGATGATGTGCTTCGTGCCAATGTAGGTGCATATCAGATCTATGCCAATGCCAATGCAGCCGCACAATCTATTTCAATAGTTGCAATTAACGATAACTTAATTTCATTCCAAACTTATGCCAATGCCAATGCAGCTACACAACAGACCAGCATTGATACTAAAGCGCCATTAGCAAGTCCGACCTTTTCGGGTACTTTAACATCAGGCGGTAACATTGCAGCTCAAGCCAATGTTACGGTTAACAACAATCTAAGTGTGCTTGGTAACTTATTGGTACAAGGAACTACTACCACAGTTAACTCAACCACGTTGAGTATTACAGATAAATTTATTACGGTTGCAAATAGTTCTACAAACAACAGTGAAGCCAATGGAGCTGGCATTTACGTACCAGGCAGTTCTGCTAATATTCTGTATACAAGTGTAGATGATTCTTGGACACTTAACAAAACAATTGTAGGAACTGCCAACATTAAAGCTGCATCCTGGGTGATTGGTGGAGTGTTTGCTTATGCTAACAATGTAAACATACTTGCAGATGTAAACAGTAATGCAGCTACTCAGGCAGTTAGTATTAATACTTTAAATGCTAATTTAGGAGCTTATCAAGCTTATGCAAATGCCACGTTTAGTGTAAGTACCTATAGTAATACAAACGTTGCTGGATATCTTTCTGGAAATATTACCACAGGCAATGTTCAAGTTGGTAGTACCATGCAGCTTCGTGGTGCAGACAATTCTATTTCTACAACCAATGGTTCGTCGATCAACATCTATAGTAGAGTAAACATAAGTGGCTCGGCTGTGAATGTTGGCCTGAATGTTTCAGGAAACCTAGTAGTCAATCAGAATAGCAATGCCACATCATTCTATGGTACAAACTATTTTTACACCAATGGTGTAAGCATATTATCAGGAATTGGTGGCACATATAGCAATGTAAATGTAGAAGCTTATATTGGCGGTAACGTTGGTGCATATCAGGTGTTTGCCAATGCCAATGCGGCGGCACAAGCAACTAGCATCAATACAATAAATGCCAATTTAGGTGCGTTTCAGACTTATGCCAATACCACATTTGGTGTAAGCAGTTATAGTAACACACAGGTTGCAGCATATTTACTAACATACCCTAACGTCAATGTTGCTACGCTGAATACTACAAGCGGTAATATTGTAACACTAAGAACAGCAAACTTTAACAGTGCAAATGCTGTAATAAGTGGTGGATACATTAGTGCATTGACCAATGCCAGTATTGTCACAGCAACAATTACCACAGTCAATTCTACCGCTGGTAATGTAACAACTCTAGCAGCCACTAACTTTAGTACAGCCAATGCAGTTGTTACTGGTGGTTATGCTACAGGACTAGCAAACATTTCTGTTACTGGTAATGCCACAGTTGGTAACTTGGTTGGTACCAGTCCTAACACAACTATTATTTCAGGTGCGTATACTTCCACCTTTGACAACGTAGGTAATGTGGTATTACCTAACTTATATGTGTCAGGTAATACTACTGCAATGGGCATAGCTGCTGGTTACGCTCCTAATAGACCGGCATTTAGAATCTACGGTGGAACACCGGCTTGGTGGACCACAGCTAATACCAATTTCAAAGGATCGTCGATTGTTGTCGATTATAACCAAGGCGGTTATTTCAATAGCAGCACTGGTGTGTTCACAGCCCCAGTCACCGGATTGTATCAGACTACATTAAATGCTAGAATTGGCAGCGTAAATGCACAAGGCCAAATTATAGTGTTAAAGAATGGTCTGAATACGGCAGGTAATGCACTAATGATGTGGGAAGCCGATACTAACACAGGAACAGCAGTTCACTTTGGTGTCAGCACCGTAGTAAAACTCGTTGCCGGGGATATTCTAACTGCCAATATTACAGCAGGTAATATTCAATTTGATCAAAACGATTCATGGACTGTAACATATATAGGATAAGCAATGACAATAAGACTAATACATTCAAATGATGTAACTTCTAATAGAGCAGACATTGCAACACGATACACTGACCTGTTTTTTGACGACGAAACAAACACTTTCTTGTTACCAGACCCCACCGGTCTGATAGAGATGAAGATTGCCAATACCGCAAATACAAAATCCACAACAACATCTACAACCGCAGCACCAGTTATGGTTGGTGGTGCTCCTAATCCATTCGCTCCAATCGTAGTAACAGCACCACCAGGATACAAAGCGGCTAATTTGGATGACGGTGTAGAACTATCATTGGATACTCTTGCAGTACAGTTACCAACAAGTGGTACTCGTAGTTTACAGTTTAGAGTAACAACTGGTACAATGAGCGTAAACATTACTGGACAATGCTACTGGAGCAACGGTAACTACGCAGGAAACTACGAAGCACGATATTGGAATGGTAATACCTTAAACACAACATATCAGCAAATTTTTACATGGAGTTTTCCTTGGGCCAACGATCGAGCAGTTTACAGCGTAATGGATTTAACCAATCGTCGCTATTACAGGGTAACATTGATAATTGGCCCAGGGTACAAAAAGAATTTTATTATCATGGAACGACTAGTCTAACATGATTATTCAAGGTACTACAATTTACGGTGGTACAATTTATGACACAACCGCCCTATACAGTTTTTCAACATTTACTTTTACCACTGGTAACGTAGTAGGCTCATCTGGAGCCACCTTGGCTCAATTGTTTGCCAACAGCTACAGTTCGAGCAATGCTAGTAATGTCTGGTTGACCAACACCAGTTATTTTGGTATGAGCAAGCAAGGCTATCAGTATTGGATTGTTCCTCAAACTGCTCAGTACACTATCGAAGTAGCAGGCTCAAGATCAGGAATTCCAACTTATACTGGTAATACTCAAGCAAATGTAAGATTCGGTCGCGGTGCAGTTGTAAGAGCCACATTTACATTACAACAAGGAACAAATGTCACTATCGCTGTTGGACAACCCAGCGCCAACACAACACAACAATCTACTTTTTCCAGTGTGGGCGGCGGTGGCGGTACCTTTGTAGTGTTACCTGGAAACTTTCCATTGCTGGTTGCCGGCGGCGGTGGCGGCAACGGCAATTGGAGTAGTAACACCTCTATTTTCTTTGGAGGCAATGCCGTTACTACCACATTTGGTGGCAACAGCTTTAACGGGGCACCTGGTGGATTTAATGGTTGGGGCGGTAACAGCCACGTTAATAGAAATGGTGTAGTCAGTGCAAACCAGTATGATGCTGGTGGTGGCGGAGGATTTATACTACCAGGTGTTTCGGGCAACGGAGGGAACTTAAGACCTGGACCAAGCCCTACAACTTATGGTCAAGGAGGTTGGCATTTCTTGGCCAACTTAGTTGGCGGTGCATCTAGTAGCAGTTATCCGCCGCCTGCTACCAGTGCTGGCGGATTTGGTGGTGGCGGTGGTGCAGGACCAATTACTGGAGGTGGTGGTGGCGGATATTCGGGCGGCGCCGGATCTTACTCTAGCAGTAGCACTGCTATTGATCAAGGTGGTGGCGGTGGATCCTGGATTGCAGCCAATGCCACATCAGTGGCAACCAGCGATGGGCAGTATGATGGGTCTGCTACCTTTGGCGGCGCAAGTATTACCAATCTTGCAACTTTAAATGTCGGTCCAGGATATGTACGGATAACTAAGTTATAACATGACTTATATTATTCTTACACTTGTCCTTACACACATCACCATAGCTTGTGTGACACTTTATTTGCACCGCAGTCAAGCACATAGAGCAGTCAAATTCCATCCTGCGATTGAACATTTTATGAGATTTTGGTTGTGGTTTACTACCGGCATGGTAACTAAACAATGGGTAGCAGTGCATAGAAAACATCACAGATTCTGCGAAGAGTCTGGTGATCCACACAGTCCGGTACATTATGGTATAGGCCGTGTGTTGTTTCGGGGAGCTTTGTTATATCATGCGGCAAGCAAAGATAAAGAGATGGTTGATACATATGGTCGTGGTACTCCTGATGATTGGATTGAGCGCAATGTATACACGCCTCACAGTAGACTTGGCATTGGCCTTTGCCTTGTGCTCAATGTCATCATCTTTGGCGGTGTTGGTGCCATAATATGGGCAGTCCAAATGTTGTGGATACCGTTCTGGGCGGCAGGAGTTATAAATGGCATAGGCCATTGGTGGGGCTATCGCAATGGCAGCACTCGAGATCAAAGTCGTAATATTTTACCTTTTGGAATTATAATTGGTGGCGAAGAATTACACAACAATCACCATTTAGATGCTGCCAGTCCAAAATTGTCACGTCGTTGGTTTGAATTTGACATTGGTTGGTTTTATATTCGAGTATTACAATCATTAAGATTGGCCACAGTTAAAATTTAGTTTACAATACAGAGATGTTAGAGTCCGTCCAGCAAACAGTTTTGCAATTGTTGCCTGCCCGTCGCAAAACGGGACAGAACGGCTGGACCAGTTTTAATGCTCCGTGCTGTGTACATAATGGAGAGACAGCAGACACAAGAGGTCGAGGCGGTGTTAAAACAAACGCTGGACAAATCTCTTATCATTGTTTTAACTGTGGATATACCGCTAGCTTTATACCTGGTCGTCATTTAACTTTCAAGTTTAGAAAACTACTTGCTTGGTTAGGTGCAGATGATCTAACTGTGCGACGATTAGTAATTGAAGCAGTTAGGTTACGAGAATTAGTAGCCCCCGAAGAACTTGCACAAGTCCCCGATGAAGAAATCAAGTATGAAGCCAGATCACTACCAGAACAGGCACGAAATATAGTTGAACTAGCAAACTTTTATAGCATTGGTGATTACAATAATGTGCCTGCAGAATTACTAGCTGCAATAGAATATATACATCGTAGATCAATCAATCCTAACCGGTACAATTTTTACTGGACTCCAGAAGAAGCTTATAACCTACATCGTAGAATTGTAATTCCGTACTACTATCGCGGAGAGACTGTAGGTTATACCGCTAGGTCAATAGTAGATGGAGTCAAACCTAAATATTGGTCAAGTCATCCAGCAGACTTTGTGTTTAATTTAGATCAACAACAGCCAGACTGGAAATTTGTAATTGTATGCGAAGGTCCATTTGATGCCATGAGCATAGATGGTGTTAGTGTCAGTGGTGCAGAAATATCTGACACGCAAGTGGATCAAATTGACAGGTTACAACGAGAAGTTATTGTGGTACCTGACACAGATCGTGCAGGACGTAAATTAATCGATCGTGCCATAGAAGCAGGATGGGCTGTGAGTTTTCCTGTTTGGCAGGAAAACTGTAAAGACGTAAATGATGCTGTGGTTAAATATGGCAAACTATTTGTACTCAAAAGTATATTAGCAGCCAAAGAAACCAGTCGGTTGCGAATTGAATTAAAAAAGAAAAAGTTACATGTATGATATAATAATAATAAATTTACCAGGCTTGATTTCATATACAGTCCCTGCTGCACCAGCATTATTAAAGGCAAGTATTGAAAAAAACGGATTTAGTTGTAAAACAATTGATTTCAATATAAAATTTAATCGTAGTAATTTACCAGATAAAAATGAACTTGAAAAATATTTTACCACTGGGCTAAATGAGGAAATAAAAGATCAAGCTGTTAAACTAATCAACGAGTATATTGATGAAGTATTAACTTATACTTCAAAGTATGTATCTGTTAGTGTTTTTACATATCAGAACAAAACTGCAACTAGTATCTTTTGTAAAGAGTTTCGCAAAAGAAGCAACACTAAAATAATACTAGGAGGACAAGGCTTAGCAGACGGTGGTATTTTGGGTCATTTAGGGTATGCAAAAGAACTTTATAACCAAGGTCTAATTGATTATTATATTAAGAGTGAAGGAGAAGTAAGTTTAGTCGAACTTCTAAAAAACAATTTTTCTGCTCCTGGAATAAATTCAGATACTTTCAAACAAATTAAAAATTTAGATGATATACCTATACCAGACTATTCTGATTATCAATTGCAACTGTATGACAATTATCTACCAATAACCGGAAGTAGAGGATGTGTAAGATCTTGTTCTTTTTGTGACGTACATGATCATTGGTCTTATACGTTGAGAAGCGGTGCTTCTATTGCTAAGGAAATTATAACGCTGCATGAGAATACCGGTTTTAAGAATTTTAGATTTACTGACAGTTTAATAAACGGTAGTCTTAAGGAGTTTAAAATATTTTGTAAGATACTGGCAAAATATAACCTTGAGAATAATACCAACATAAAATATTCTGGGCAATATATAGTGAGATCAAGCAATCAACTAGATGAAAGCTATTGGCGTGATTTAGCTGATTCTGGAGCTCACAAACTTACTATAGGAGTTGAAACTGGAAGTGATAGAGTAAGAATGCATATGAACAAAAAATTTACAAATGCTGATCTTGATTATACAATGCAAATGTTAGACAAGTACAATATTACCTGCGTTTTTCTAATGATTTTTGGGTATCCTACAGAAACTAAAGACGATTTCCAAGAAACATTGGACATGTTCACTAAATATCAAAAATATGCTAATAGAATTATCACACACATTGGTTTTGGCACTACCTTAGCAATTTTGCCAGGCACACCGTTGTTTAACAATGCAAAAACTTTAAATATCGAACTTGACAAACACGAAAATAATTGGATAGCATTAGACAATCCTGATCTAACACTCGCTGAACGTATCAACAGGAGAAATTCTGCCAAAGAGCATGTGCAAGCTTTAGGATATAAACTTGATGAAGACGACTCATTAAACATGCTTCATATATTATATAATAATATTCCAGTTTTTGAAAAAAGAAACAAAGTAAAAAACATAATTAAAATAAAGCAAATCAACCATTGACCAAAAAACAAATGAAAGATTATAATCCTGAGGTACAAAAATTGTTTTTAGAAATGATGTTGGAAGACGCAGAGACTTATGTGCGTGTCCAAAACATTTATAATGCAGAAAACTTTGATCGTAGTTTGCGAGAAGCTGCACGATTTATAAAAAAGCATAGCGACGATCACAAAACACTGCCTACTCGAGAACAAATACAAGCAGCCACCGGTGTAGAACTTAGAACAGTTCCTGATCTTCGCGAAGGGCACTATGATTGGTTTCTGTCAGAATTTGAAGGATTTAGTCGCAAGCAAGAACTAGAACGTGCTATCCTTAAAGCCGCTGACATGATTGAACAAGGAAACTTTGATCCAGTGGAGAAACTTATCAAGGATGCAGTACAGATCAGTCTAACCAAAGACATGGGCACAGACTATTTTGAAGATCCTCGTGCTCGACTGATGAAAATCAAAAGCAACAACGGCCAAGTCAGTACAGGTTGGCCTACTATGGACCAACGTTTGTTTGGAGGCATGAATAGAGGCGAACTTAATATTTTTGCCGGCGGTTCGGGTAGTGGTAAATCCTTATTCATGCAAAACATTGCAATCAATTGGATTACTGCTGGACTCAACGGTGTGTTTCTTACACTAGAACTTAGCGAAGAACTGTGTGCCATGCGTATGGATGCTATGGTAGCTAACTGTAGCACTAAAGAAATCTTCAAGGACTTAGACACACTAGAAATGAAGATACGCATGGTAGGTAAAAAATCTGGTAAGCTGCGTATTAAGTATATGCCGGCACAAAGCAATGTTAATCACATTCGTGCATACTTGAAAGAACTAGAAATACAAACAGGACAAAAGACAGACTTTATCATGGTGGACTATCTTGATCTTGTCATGCCTGTTAGTGCTAAAGTAAGCCCCAGTGATTTGTTTGTTAAAGACAAATATGTATCAGAAGAACTAAGAAATTTGGCAAGAGAATTCAACATATTGATGATTACTGCGTCTCAGTTGAATAGATCGGCCGTCGAAGAAATTGAATTTGATCACAGCCATATCTCGGGTGGTATCAGTAAAATTAACACAGCAGATAATGTGTTTGGTATTTTTACTTCACGAGCCATGCGTGAGCGCGGCCGATATCAAATACAATTGATGAAGACTCGTAGTAGTTCAGGAGTAGGGCAAAAAGTTGATTTAGAATTTAATATTGAGAGCTTGCGTATTACAGACCCAGGCGAAGATGCACAAAGTGAAAACGGCGGACAGGGATTCCGAACTAGTAGTCAGATCATGGATCAAATTAAAACCACAGCAACAACAAGCAGCCCAATGATTGCTGCCAAGCCCAAGCCGGGATACGATATTGAAAAATCAGTTCAAGCCAC